GCTTGTAGTTTATGATATGTGCGATTTGTGGGAACTATTTACGAGGTCTGCACATCCGTACCAATCTGCAATATTAGCTATAATCTTTCTAGCTAACAGTAAGTATGAGTACCGTCTTATATGCCCACCTCTAATTTTTATGCTGCAATGAAGTTACAACTAAAAGAAGCTGATACTAGCTAATTACTTACTACAGATATGTTTTGGAACACTTAGAACTACATTTATCAGCGTTTTATCTTTAGCTATTCAAAACCTTTCATTAACTTTGCAGCAATTTCAGAGGTCTTAATGCGTTAAGACACTGGAAGGACATATTTTAGTAAAGGGCGTTTAGCAAAGTTATCCTTCACTTGAATCTGGACAATTCTTGACTGTGGGTAATGAGCAAGAAGCGTCCGCGTCTATGGTATTTTATATCCTAGCTATAGGAATATCATATCATTAGGCGTGGACTTTGCTTATTATACAGTCAAGGCAGTCCAGAGCCTAAGTGGAATAATAAGTTAAAGTTTCCACGCCTTATTTTTATCCGCTTCTGTCTGGAAACTGGGAAGCATGGATTTAAACAAGATGAAAGCCTACTTATTGGATATTCCTAACAAATACCACAGATTCAGTAAGAATCTGGATGTTAAGGCTATTCTATGTAATAAGTCTTGGTTGGTATTTAATGATTCTGGAGATAAGGAGTTATATATCTTTCAAGAAAACGGTTCTCTCATTACTTCTGTAAATGGTAGTGTTATAAATGCTACATGGCAATATATTTCTGCCAATAATTCCTTAGTGATTTCTTTCAAAGAACAATCTTATATGCTTCATCCATCATTCAAGGATGATGTTATATTTGTTTTACAGCTAGACGGAACAGAAAAATTTGCCTTTATGATAGAAGAAAGCCAAAGCAATTCTTTTCATCCAAAATCACTAAAAGAACTTACTGCCTATTTTGAAAACAAAGAACGTAGAAATATAGAAGAAAGGCAACAAGAAAAAAGATTCTTATTGCAACAGCAAGAAACTAGGCAAAAAGAAATAAGAGAATTTCAGATAGACCAAAAAAGACGAAGAAAAGAGGAAGAACGAGAAGAAGAAATTTTGAAGAATTGTAACTATTACTTGAAATTCAGCATAATTGCAGGGAGTATATTCGTAATATATACAGTTCTGTTTATTATTTATTATCCTCCAACACAGAACCTTAGAAGTTTTATAGATATGCTTTTTATATTCTGTTCTCCAATATTATTTTTCAGTGTCATTGCAATAATAATTGATATTAGATTAAGAAGCAGAATACTTAGACGCTATAACCAAAGATAAATATCCAGTGATTTAATCAACATAATTAATAACTTAAATATCAAACAGAAATGAAAACTTTTAGATTAATTGGAATGGCTTTACTAGCCATAGTCATGTGTGTGAATTTCACTTCTTGCAGTGATGATGAAGAAGAACCTAGTAAAAATGATGATGGTGTTATCACCAATCAAAAGCTACTTATTGAATTAAGAATGACAAACGAAGATGGGGTATCTATTACTGAATATTCCTACGGTAGTAATGGTAAGCTAATATCAGCTACAAACACAGAACAATACGATGGTAGCACACACACCAGTACTTATACAGTCACTTGGGGAGCAAACAAAATCATTGAAAGCAGAAATGGAGAGGCAATCACATATACATTAGAAAACGGATTGATAACACATACTTCTGATAGTGACGGAGGAGATTTGGATAATACAGACTTTACTTATAATGCAAACAATCAGCTAGTAAAATTGCAATATGATGAAGAGGACTATCTGTCTTACACATGGCAAGGTGAAAAATTAACTAAAATGGCATGGAGCTTTAGCGATGAAGATATTCACGAATTGTCTTATAGTGGAAAAACTTGTAAAGGCTATCTCCCGATAATGGTATGGAGTGTGGATGATTTGCGTCCGTTATTGGAAGCACATCCCGAATTGGCAGGAATGAGATGCAACCAACTTCCAGACAAAATATATAGCAAAGATGAAATTGACGAAACTACAGAGCAATATACCTATACATTTGATAAAGACGGATATGTGGAAAGCTGTACTGAAGTATCTACTTACAAACGCCTAGATAATAATGAAACAAGAACAGAAACTACAATTTATACTTTCACATGGGAATAGTCTAGTGAAACTATAACTAACGAAAAAGCCAACCTACCCAATTACGGATAAGTTGGCTTTTTCAGTTCTAAAACATAACATTTAACGCTTTCTCTTTTTGAACTTCTTACTAGGAGTAAGTCCGTACACACATTCCGGAAAATAAGTGCGGAGAAATGCTTCGTTCGCTAAACTATAAGTGGTAACAGTATGCGTTTCTACAGAATCGGGTATTAGGTACACCTTTGCATCTTTTCTTATCTAGTCTTTCATAGCTATAAAATTTTGAGTTTCACATATCCAACTGTATTCAATATTACAGAAAAATCAAAATGAGAATACATACTATATCTCGTAATATTCTGTATTTCTTTATTTTAAGCAAGGTATAACTTTGAAAAGTCAAAATAGAGATTCTTCAATATCTCATGCAGGTTACTGAAATCGGCGGCTAACAACAGCATGGCTTACCAATATCTGTCGTTAGTGTCCCCGTACAGAGCCAGCACCCGGTTGGTGTCCCCCTTTTTCTTGGAGCGCAGGTAGCTCACCGCAATGTTCTTGTTGGTATAATACCCGACCAGATTGCGGTATTGCCTTACCGAGTTGTAGCACCTGTCCACCACGTCCATGCGCTCCTTGTCGCTGAGTGAAAGCGTGGTGATGTTCACCACCCCTTTCATTTCCTGAAGCACGTCGTTGCTCTCTTCCAGCAATTTGGTATAGCCGAAGGCGATGGCTCCGAGTTCCTCCACCGTATAGTTCTCGTCGCGCATCATCTTCTGAAAACTCACAACGTAGGTGTCGGAAATTTCACCGATCATCAGGATGGTTTTCTGTACCTTGCGTGCATCTTTTACCAGATTGTTTACAGATTTCAAAGCGTCGTAGTATTTTTTACCCTGCTCGTAAATCTTGACTGTTTCCTGAAAATTCTTTATCATGTTGGAAGCCGTCGAAGAGGTCTGTATAATCTGTTTGGTCGTGTTCACGATACCCTGCGCCAGATTAGTAGGGTCTGTCACCACCCATTGTGCGCTTGCCCTGCCTGCAAGGAGCAGGCACAGGCTGAAAAGCATGATTATTTTCGTTCTCATTACGTTACTTTATTAAATGGTTGTTACTATGGTCTTTCGCCTGCCCTTGTGTAGTCACCGTTCGGTGAAAAGGTCAGCACGTCGGTTTCCTCGTTGTAGGCGATGTCAATCCGGTAGCCCGTATTGATAAAGAGATTTCCGCTTTCCTCCACAATCAGAAAGGTTTCCGGTTTCAGCTTGCGGCTGACACCCGACTTCTTGAAAACGGTTATCTTGTACTGTTCGCCTTCTTTGAACACCAGCACGTCGGGCTTTCTGCCCACGCTTACCCAATTACCGCACAGCTTGTCCAAATTAGTTTCTTTTGCTTCCCCGCAGGCGGTCAGCAGCAGGGAAGACAAGGCAAGGGCATAGCCCGCCAGCTCGATAAGCCGGCTTTTTGAAATAAATGTCATGTCAATTGATTTTTAAGTTTTACTTCTTTTTTTATCGGCAAGTTGCTTGATTGCCAACTCGATACTGCCCAGCTTGTCGGCAAGGGCAAGCACTTCCATCTTTTCGGTTTCCTCCGTCGTGAATGTCAGATATTCTTCCGCCGAAACTTCTGTCGCATACACCGCACTTTGCGTTCCGCCAAGACCTATCCACACCTCCTTATAAAGCCGGTTCGGATTGTTCGCCATGTTGATGGAGAGTATCTGCCCCCGTTCCTTGTCCGTCAGCCCCAGCAAGTCCTGAATGGCATCGAACTTGTTCATGTACTTTCTCTGGTCTAACAGGATTTTACAGTCGGAATTGTTGATAATCGCCTCTTTCACGACGGGAGAACTGATTATGTCGTCCACTTCCTGCGTCACGACGATGGCTTCGCCAAAGTATTTACGGACGGTTTTATAGAGATATTTCAGATACTCACTCATGCTTGCCGAAGAGAGGGCTTTCCACGCTTCCTCCACGATAAGTTGTTTTCTGATACCCTTTAACCGCCTCATTTTGTTGATGAACATCAATAGTTGATAGGACAGGAAATGACATGCGAAGCAACTATTTAATTGTTAGTACTTTATGTCTTTTGGTGGCATAATAGTAAGACAGGATAAAATGCCAAGAACAGACAGGAATAGTCACCGTTCCGTTACCAAGTCATTACCTACTTTTCATCAGGAGCGACAAGGCAGAATAATGGATTTTAGGGCTGATTGACAGAATCGAAAGAAGCGTTACTTCATTCGTCCGTAGATGGCTTTCTTTGGCTGTGGCTTCCATTCTTCAAGTAACTCACTTAAGCAATAATTTTGTAACCAATTAAAAGTGAGCGTATGAAAGAAGAATTAAAGGTGTTATTTTACCTCAAAAAGAACCAAGTAAATGCCAGCGGGCTATGTTCCGTAATGGGGCGCATTTCCATCGGACAGTCGATGGCACAGTTTTCGGCAAAGGTAGAAGCCGAGCCATCAAAATGGGATGCCAAAGCGGGACGAATGACAGGAAAGAGCAACCACGCTTTACAAGTAAACCGTCAGATTGATAAAATCAATCTAAGCATTCACGCCCGTTTCAAAGAGTATCTAACCAATCGGGGGAGCATAACAGCCGAAGAATTGAAAAATGCCTTTCAAGGCATTGCCACCACACAGGAAACCCTGCTGAAAGTATTTGCGGAGCATAACGAGGTTTACGGTAAACGTGTCGGAATAGACAGGGTGAAAAGAACATACAAAGGCTATTGTAATGCTTACAGTCATTTGGCTGACTTCCTGCAAAAGAAATACCATGTTCGGGATATGTCGTTTAATCAACTCACATTCTCTTTTATAGAAGCCTATGATTTTTATTTACGGGTGGATTTGAAGATGAAACCAAATACTATATTAGGCTACATTATTCCGTTCAGAAAAGTAGTTCGCATTGCTCTAAACAAGGGATTTATTACTCGTGACCCATTTACGGAATATAAACCTGAACGGGGACAGAGTGAACACCGTACTCTAACGAGCGAAGAACTACAAAAGATAATGAACGCTACATTTGAGTCCCCTAACCGCACATTTATTCGTGACTTGTTTGTCTTCTCCTCTTTCTGCGGATTGGCATTTGCCGACATACGGAGATTAACCGAAAAGGAGCTTGTTACAACAGAGGACGGGAAACAATGGATTGTCATGGCAAGAAAAAAGACAGGTACAATCTCCCGTATAAGGTTGTTGGATATACCCCTGCAAATCATAGAGAAGTACAAAAAGGATAAAGTATGCGAAAAAATATTCAATGTTCCCGGATATTCAACTGTTGATATAAACCTCAAACGTATTGCCGAAATATGCGAGATAAACAAGGCTCTCACCTATCATCAAAGTCGTCATACTTTCGCTTCGGTGGTGTGTCTCTCGCAAGGCGTACCCATCGAAACGGTTAGCAGAATGTTGGGACACAAGGATATACACACCACACAAATTTATGCGACCGTTTCCACTCAAAAGATAAGTGACGATATGAAAAAGCTATCGGAACGGATGGCGGAAAAGTTCTCTTTTGTTAAATCTCAAAACCAATAATAACACCATGCGTAGCACATTCAAATACCTATTTTACATCAATAGGAACAAAATAAAAAAGAACGGGCTTTGTCCCGTGATGGGGCGTGTGACTTTAGACGGGGAAATCGCCCAATTCAGCACAGGGTTAGAAACCAATCCCGATTTGTGGGATGCCAAAACGGGACGTTCAACGGGGAGAACGACATACGAAGCAGGTGTGAATAGAGAACTAAGAAGCCTTTCAGCTTCCATAGAAAAGCACTATGCCAGTATTGTAGAGAAAGATGGCTATGTGACTGTAGCTAACACTTGAAAAGGGACCCGGGTAGCATTTGAAACGTGTACCACCCGATAGGTTTTGCAAAGTTAATTAAATTTGTTTATTTATCATATCTTGTGTTTCTTTCATTCTGTACGATTTTCCCGTCATGTTCAGTAGAATCGCCTTGTGCGTTAGCCTGTCTACCATTGCTGTAACTAGTACTTTGTCTGCAATAATCTCGTCCCATCTGTTGAATGCGAGATTTGTTGTAATGACGGTTGTTTTCTTGTCAGTTCTGAGTGACAGATGGTTGAACAACATCTCCGCTCCCGCCTTGTCACAAGAAACGTATCCGAACTCGTCGCAGATGACCATGTCGTATCGTTCGAACTTGTTCTCGAGTGCCCTTAGTGTCATTGCGTTCCGGCATTCCCTTATCTGCGTAAGCAGTCTGGGCACGGAAGTGAACAGTACGGAGTATCCCGCGTTACAGGCCGCAATCCCCAAGGCTGTAGCCAGATGGGTCTTTCCGGTACCGGGATTCCCGTATAGTATAAGGTTGCGCCCTTCCTTGATGAAATCAAGTGTCTCAAGGTTTGGCAAGGCCTTCCGCGCTTCTGGCGGAAGCGCGTCCGTGTCTATTTCGTTGAGGTATCGCAACTGTGGGAACGCGGCATTTTTGATGCGATGCCGACGCTGGTTCTCCGAGCGGTTTTCTTTTTCCTGACGCAGGAGTTCGGCCGTGAACATCCACAGGTTCCATCGTTCATCAAGTCCTTGCTGTATAAGCAGGTCGATGTCGCGTCGTACCAGAGGGAGTTTGAGGTCGAAGGCATACGCACGTATCCGTTCGCGTATGGAGTCTTGATTTTCGTTTTGTTCCATTGCTATGCAATTTTTATGTTGTTAGACGGTAACTTTGTTTACAGGTTGTTGTGTGGCGCCACATCCGATCATCGCCGAAAGTGTGTCCAATGTCTGTGAGGCCGATTCTTCAATGGCGGTCTGTTGTGGATCGGACGGGGTCAGGGTGGCCGCGTCTTGACGGACGTTTGCGGTTCCATTGCCGTCACTGGCCAGCATCTCGGCGCTCAATTGTTCGGAAGACAGGCGTTTGAGTCCCCGGGAGGACAGACGGTCTGCCGCAGCCAGTATGTCGGCATAAGTGCGCTGGTTGTCACGGGTAAACACGAGCTGTTCGACAAACGATCTGGGAGAATCCGTAAAATGTTTGCGAAACAGTGCCGCCACGTCCGGGTGTACCTGTCGCATGGCCGTGGATCGTCCCAACGCCGCAGGCTTGCGAAGGAACGTGCCCAGATAGTGCATCAGGTCGATACACCAGTCACCGAGACGCCGGGAGCGTACATACGTGGCTACCTTGTCGCGACCGTCAAGCACGACAATACGCTCGGAATACATCTTTATGGGTACCTCCCGACCGACAAGCCGGTCAGGCACAGAGTAATGCACACCATCGACGGTAATGGTGGAATACTTCCCGACACGGGCATGCCGCTGCTCAAAGCAGCCCATGTCACCGTGGTCAAGCGGCCGCAAAGCCGCAATATCGGCCTGTACGCGCTCCTTCTTCTCTTGCGCAGACATGTTGGAAGCCTCCCCGTTGAGCCTGTCACAGACCTTGTCAAGATGACACTGCGCCTGCTCCAGCGAACCGAAACGGACATCATAGGCGAAAGCCCGCCGGCGGATATGTTCCACCGAACGCTCCACCTTACCTTTCTCCCATCCCGAACGCGGATTACAGAAATGAGGGGTGAAACAATAGTGGAGTTCCATGCGGCGCAGGGCATCGGTATGTTCGCGCTCCTGTCCAAGGAACTTCTTGACGGCCACCCGCATGTTATCGTAGGCCATTACTTGCGGCGTGCCCCCCAAAGCACGGAAGCAGTTGCGGTGTGCTTCCATCAGGGCCAACGTGTCCTCGCGGGAGAACAGGTATGCCCGCCGCAGGTTGCTATGGTTCATCGTGAACACGGCCATGTGCAGCTTCGTCTTGACACCGGCAATCCAAAGTGTCAGCACGCCCCAGTCAAACTCGCACCGGAACCCCGGTTCATACTCCTGGCGGATGAACGCCGCCGGGGACTTGGCTGGAGCGGACACCGCCACTTCCAATGCACGGACATACTGGCATACCGTCGAATAGGCAATCTCTATGCCTTGATCGCGCAACCGGCGCCACATGTCAATCTTGCGCATCTGCTGCTTGCGCAATCCGGCCGCGGCATTAGACCGGTTGCGGGCCATGAAGCCGTCTATCGCCTCCATCACCTGCTGGTTCATCACTCTGCGGACACGTTTGCTGCTGTCATAGCGCACCGGCTGCTGCAGGTACGTGTCCATTGCTTCCGCATCGGGGTTGTCACCGACCGCTTGTTCGAAAGCCCGGAGATACTTGCGTACAGTCTTGCGGCTCATGCCGTTACGACGGGCGATCTCACGGATGCTCAATCCGTCACGCCTATAGGCGAGAATTATGGAATCTCTTTCTTCCATGTGGTACATATTATGAACGCCATTGGTTTTTATGAATATACCAATTTTGTTCGGTTAAACATACCCATGGGTGGGGCACTTTTTAAATGTTGTTCCGGGTCCCTTTTCAAGTGTTAGCTACATTTGCCGCAAAGTAATGGCAAATCCCAATACTGATTTATGGGTGACAAATATCACATAAAGAAACATCAGCAGGTCATAAGAATCATAAACAATATGCGCTGATTATCAGCAGCTATAATGACAAATTCCATTATTAGATTTTTTCGCTTATGCCTCTCGGCATAAGCGAATCATCATTGAATCATAAGGTTGTGAAGATAAAAATGCACAGAAACAGAAAGCCACCCACATGAAGATGCAGATGGCTTATGACTTAAATGAAATGATATAAGAGGTTATTCGGTCATTGGCAAATCCAGCTTAATCGTCTTGGTTGCCTCTTCCTTTTTAGCATCAACAACCTTTGCATACACTTGAGTTGTACGGACATTCGTATGACCGAGCATTTTGCTGACCGTGTAAATGTCTGTTCCTCCGGCGAGTTGCAGGGTTGCATACGAGTGTCTAAAACAATGGTAGGTGATGTGCTTCGTAATTCCGGCTTCCGCAACCCATTTCTTTATCGGACGGTTAATCCATGACGGGTCGGGCAGTCCGGCAAAAACTAATTGTTCTCCGTCTTTCCTTTCACCACATAATTGAAATGCCTGTTCGGATATGGGCATATACTCAACGCCTTTAGTCTTTTGCTGGGTGAAGTTCAATCGGTAACTGCCGTTGAATACCTCTATTTCTGACCACTTCAACTTTTGAATGTCGCAATGGCGAAGCCCGGTAAGTGCGGAAAAGAGGGCGGCACGCTTCAACAATGGGTCGCATGGAGTTTGAGCCAAACGGTTCAGTTCATCTATGGTCAGATATTCCCGACGGCTTTCTCTTCCTTGAATACCCTTGACCCTTGCCGAAACATCAACAGTCAGATAGCCGTCAATAAAAGCCTGCTTCAATGCGGCTTTGAATATGGAGAAATAAGTGGATGCTGTGTTTTGGGAAAGAGTACCATTCTTTGTGCCTCCTTGTGGGGCGTTCAATATAAATTGCCGGAACGATTCTATGAACTTCAAGTCTATCTGCGAAAAAAGAATGGCATTGCCTTTGGCAAAGATTTTCAACAGTTCACGCACTCGCTTCCAGTTGACGATAATAGAATCCGAACTGTGTGCATGGCGTAACCGCTGCACATGGTCGAAGTATTCAATGAAATTACAACGGGAACGCTCCAACTGCTCAGCCTGTTCCGCATCTGTTTCGGAGTAGAGTGAAGCATTATCATATTCTTTCTGCCCCAGACTTCTCACTTTGTCGGCATAGATACACGATTCTTGGTCTAATTGCGACTTGCATTGAATGATACCGTTCAAGTCCCGTTTGGGCTTATAAGTGATTTTGCCGT